CCGAAGCCGTGTTTATGGGATTCGATCTGGCAGCTACGCGAGATCTGAACGCGGTCTGTACTCTGAAGCGATACGGGGAATTAGACTTTGATGCGGAGTGGAAGTTCTTTTTGCCGGAAGAAGGTTTAGCTCTAATACCTAATCACTATCAAGATATATTTAGGGTTGCTATTGCCAGCGGAATATTGCAGATCACTGAAGGCAATGTGATGGACGATAGAGAAATCTCCGACTACATTAAATCGCAGTGCGAGATATATGATGTGAAAGAAGTTGGCTATGATGCTTACAACGCGGCTTCGATTGTGGCTCGATTGCATGATGCTGGCGTACCAGTAAAGAAGGTAGGACAGGGAATGGGCGTATTAAATAATCCATCAAAGTTCATTGAAAAGATGATTATGAGCAAACAGATCACGCACAGGGGCAATCCGTTTGTCGGATGGCAGCTAGGGAACTGCGAAGTCTACACGGACGTAAATTCAAATATAAAAGTAAGGAAGAACGAGGCTGACAAATCGGCTAAGGTAGATGGTATCATCGCTTTAATTATTGCAGCGCATTGTGCATTAGATAACCCATTCGTTTCAAATAGCTTCGGTTTCAGAAGTTTTTGATGTAATATCAGGGAAATTCGCGGGGGTTTTGATGGGAATACTAGACATTTTCAAGAGTAAAGCCACACTTCAAAAGGAAGCTAATACAGTTCTAGGGCAGTTACAGCTAGGAAATCAGGTTGTATACGCCACCGCAGGTCAACAGTCTACCTCCTCGCAGCTACTCTATGTAACAACTAGCAGCACTACGGTCGCAGGTCGCGTTATAGATGTATCTGCTCTGACGCGGAATTCTACGATTATGTCGTGCGTAGGAGTTAAGGCTCGATCGCTGGCGCAATGCTCTCTGTCTGTAATGTCTAAGAACGATGACGGCACTTTTACTAACGCTCTTACTGATTCGAATATAGGCAATAGAGAAAAGGCTAAAGCGAAACAGGTTCTAGCATTGCTAACGAACCCTAATAACTTTCAGAGTCAGTACGAGTTCTGGTATCAGTGGTGTATGTGGCAAGACATAAGCGGCGAGTCGTTCACGCTATGGTGGAGAAAAGACCAGAAGGATAGTCTATCGACACCGCTTGAGATGTATATGCTGGATTCGACCCTCATAACGGTTATTCTGAATCCTACCCGCTATCCTTCATATCGCCTCTCTACCCCGTCCTATGGGTTCAGTAAGGATCAGCCGCTAGAATCTCATCAAGTGATGCACATTAAAGAAGCCCCGTGGCAGGGATCATCAGGTTTTAATAAGGGCATATTGGCAACGGAGTTAGTAGCACTCGATCAGGACATAGACGTTTACGCCAACTTCATTATGCAGAACGGCGCGAAGCCCTCTGGCATTTTTACTACCGATCAAGTTATCCCAGACGCAAAGTATAAAGAAGTAGCAAGCCGTCTTAAAGAGACGTGGAACGCAATGACGGGAAGTAGGAATACAGACTTGAGTAAAGCAGGTCAGGGAATGCTACTAGATCAGGGAATGCAATATACTCCGGTCGATATGTTGACTCTGCAAGACGCTCAGACTGCTGAATTAAAGATTCAGACTATGAAGCGAATATGTGGGCTATTCGGCGTACCTCCTCAAATGATAGGGGTATCCGATGGAAAGTTTAATAACACTCAAACTATGCTCGACGAGTTCTACAAAACAACTATGTACCCTATGATTATCAATGTAGAGCAGAAGTTGAAACAGCATCTATTAAAAGGCTATCCTAACCTTTCGATACGATTTGACACTAAAGACTTTCTAAAGGGTGCAGCCCTAGATCAAATGAATTTTGTGGTAGCCGGAGTATCTAATGGGATATTTACCCCGAATGAAGCGAGAGAATATTTGAATATGGATATGATCGCTGATGGAGATGAGTTAACAGGTGGCACAGATGGTGGTATGATAGCTGGAACAAGTCCACAAGATACTGGCGGTGGCGGCGGGAACCAAACGAGTAAAATGAACATAGGAAAAACATGAGCATTCTCGATAAGATACTAAGTTTTTTTGCTAAACAAGTGCGGAAGTCAGACGTTTTTATTCCGGTTATTCTTGAGAAGCCACACACTATAAAAGATAACAATCAATCTATTAACAGTGGGGCAGTCAATGAAAAATCTGATGCTGGTTTGCGAAGCGAAACTAAGCCTAGACGAAAGCGAGTCAAGCAGTAATCGAGGCAACATAGAGGCTCGTGCTACTACTTGGGGTGCGAGAGAAGGACTAGACGGCAGGCGATTTAACTATCAGCCCGAAGGCTTTGCTCAATGGGCTGAAAATTTTCACAAAATGGAAAAGCCGCTACCTATGTTCTTAAACCATAACGACAGCGGTATGCCTGTCGGTCAGTGGAACGAGTTTATCTTTGATGAAGAAGGTATGACCGCCAAAGGGCAGATCTACATGAATACTGTAGGCGGCTCTGATCTTCATTCTGTATTAAAAGAATCTCCCAATATGTTCGGTGGCGTTTCTGTCGGCGCATACGCTGATGAAGCCATTATGGTTGACGCAGAAGGAAATCCATCACAAGAGGCTGACGGATACTTTAGAATTACTAAAGGCGGTCTGCGGGAAGTCTCTGTCGTAATGTACCCTAACAATCCTAATTCAGAAATCAGTAGGCTGGAAGCATTTAATGCTGAAGGACAGCTAATGATTCGAGTAATCGAAAAGACTCTGCGGGAAGCAGGGTTAACGCGAAAAGATGCGACCACCGCATCTATGGTATTCAAGAAAATAGTGGATGCGCGGGAAGCCACCCATAAAAATCTTGACACTCAACCAACTCAGGGGGAGCCTGATGCGGTGGCAACAAAGCAAGCCGACGAAATTCTTAAAGCCCTAAAAGAGCGGGAATTACTGAAGGCATTAAATCAACGTCTTAAATAAAGGAAATCAAAATGTTAGAAGTTATCGAGAAGCTAGACCATATCGAAGCAGCTAACACTGCCAAGATCGAAGAAATCAAAAGCGAAGTAAGTGTATCTCTGGAAGCTGTACGCGCAGAAGTTGAGGAGAAAGTAGCCGCCCTAGAAGCTAAGGTTGCATCTATTCAAATTCCTTCGATCATCCAGCCTAAAGCTAAGAGCGTCTCGCAAGATGTGAACCGCAGAGTTAAGGAACAACTGAGCGACTTCACGAAGTCTAGTAGCCGGATGGAAAAAGAAATTAGCCTGTTCGAGAGCGATTCCCAGTATGACGCTTTCTTAAAAGAAGCCGCTGGCCTACAGGGTTCTGGCGCGGGTGTCGGCGGTCGTACTGCCTATGATCCTGTATTCGTTGCATTGCGTTTGGCTAATCCTATGCGCGGCGTATCACGCACCGTTGCAACTGATGGCTCTACCTATCAATTCCGCGCCAAAATTGGCAACACTGGGCCGGCTTGGGGCTATCCTATCCAGAACAACGGATCGGCTACCACAGTCGCAACCAATATCTGGCAACTAACTTTGCAAGATATTAATGTTCAGTTCCCATTGCGTACCGCTGCATTGGACGATATTGACGGTCTGGAAAGCAACGTAGTCTCAGATATGTTGGTCGAGTTTAGTGAGCAAGAAGGCATCTCAATGATCCAGAACAACGATCAGAGTTCCGATGCTGGCGTAATCGCTGCTACTGGTGGTATCAATGGTCTGCGCGGTCTGAATCAGTACGCTGGTGGTAACGGTGCCTACGCTCCGGGTGTAACCACTACGGCTGCATACGGAACAAGCGGTACAGGCTCTAGCAGTGGATTGTCTAGCATCGCTACCTACGATCAGTTGGTAACGAATGGCAACGCCGCAGGCGCAGCAAACATCCAGTACAAGGACGTTATTAACTTTATCTATGCTTTGCCACAACAGTATTGGACTACCTCTGCACGTTTCGTTATCAATCCAATCTTGCTCTCACAGATTCGCGGATTGACCGATGACAACGGCACTCCAGTATTCGAGCGTATGAGTCCTCTGGAAACAGACGGAATCGTAGGTCGCTTGTGTGGATTTGATGTTGTTGTAAACAAGTATCTGGATACACCTAGCTACGCTGGCGTAAACAAAAATAACCTGTACCCAATGTATTTTGGTGACTGGTCGCGCGGACATACCATCGTCGATCGTTTGAATATGGTTCTCCGTAGGTACGATCAGACTCTCCCCGGATTTATTACTTTCTTCGGCGAGAAGCGTCTATGTACCAGCGTGGTTGATCCTTTCAGCATTATCCGTTACCGTTCAACCTATACGGCTAACGACTAAGAAAACGCGGGGGAGAAATCCCCCGTCTTTCCAATTTAAAGGAAACTCACATGAGCCTAATTCTCGAAGCAGTAAAAACAGCATTGTCCGAGGGTCGGGCTGATGTTAGTTTGAAGGAAGCAGCCGGACTTACGGGTTCTGGTACTGGTGTCGGTGGTCGCGTTATTTACGATCAAGCCTTTGCACCATTAAGATATGGCAACCCGTTCCGTATGTGTGGAGTTCGTGAAATAACCACTATCGGTTCTGATGAAGCCTTCGTAGTCAAGACAGGTAACGCTACAGTAATCCAAACCAGCACCACGAACCCGTGGGGCTACAGCGTAAAGAATGATGTAGGCAACTACGCCACATCTTTCTGGCAAGTCTCTGTTAAATCTATTAATGCAGTCGTGCCTATTCGGACGGCAATTATGTCTGACATTAACGGACTTGATGAAAGCATTGTCTCAGATATAGCCTTAGAATTCGCACAGCAAGAGGCTTTGTCAATGATGTTAAACAACGACCAAGCAAGTGGACCAGCAACGCCACAAACAGGGCAAGCGGATGGACTCAGAGGGCTAAATTTTTACGATGGTAGTACATCGGCAGCATCTTTCGGTACTAGCGGATCAGCAACTACTAACGGTCGGCACACGATGCTACAGACAGCCGCAGCGTCTAAGACTGTAGTTACCTACAACGACCTTACCGCTTTAGCTTCTGCACTTCCTTCTCAGTATTGGATGAGTCCGTGTACAGCGTGGATGATGCACCCGAACACAATCCAATTGTTTAGGCAATTAAAAGACACCGCCGGATTCCCAGTTTTATTTGAATCAGGTGATGATGATGGTGGTTCTGTATGTAGCATCTTTGGATTCCCAGTTATCCCAAATCCTTATATGAACCAATACGGGGCATCTACGGCACCTATTTATCTGGCTGCTTGGGATTGCTTCATGACCATTGCCGATAACGAGATGATGAGTATTCAACGTCTTGAGCAGTATCAGCCCGGATTTATTTCTCTGTATGCAGAGAAGCGGGTATGTTCAACCATTCGTGATGTATTTGCTGGTGTGCGCGCAGTCTGTCCAGCATAGGGAGTGAACTATGCCAGTCGAAAATATGACGCTATCGGAGTTTTTCGGGTCAAACCGAAATCCGTATAACTACGCGAAAGTAGAACAGATAGCGCGGGACACGGTAACGCAATGGCTCTCGCTTGAGGAAATAACGCAGCAGTTAAATTTATTTCAGGACGAATCTCAGGATGCTTATCTCGAAAGCATCGAACTAGCAACTCGATTTGCCATTGAAGATTATTTAGGGATGGCTATATTCAGCACGCAGTTCAGAGTGTATTACGGCAATTCTGGTGTGTATGGTTCGGCACTTTATCTCGACTTGCCAGAAGTATCAATTGGATCGACAGGAGTTACAGTCAACTCAGTTAGCTATTACGGAGTAAACAGTAATGCACCAATTACTCTGGCAACGACTAACTATTTTTACGATCAGACAGGGAATAGAGTTGTGGTATCAGCAATACCTACCACGCTTAATCAGACCTTTGCTAATCCGATCATAGTTACATACACGCAGAACGCCAACCCTATTGCGAATTATCCTGTCGTTAAACAGGCTGGATTAATGCTGCTTACGCACATCTATAACAACAGAAGCGCGACTAGCAACGGGGCGATGAATACAACCCAAATGATTAGTTGGGGCGTGGATACTTTACTTCGACCATACAAGCCGCTTGTGATGTAATGACTATAGTCCGCTATGAGAACCTTACGATTAATAACGTCACTAACGGGGTTGATACCGTTGGCGAATACACGACCACTATTACTCCGTGGTTTGAGACGCGAGGACTAATAGAGGATGTATCTAATTCATTACGGATAAGCGAGAGATATAGAGTCTATCAAGACTTGGTAAAGATCACGGTTAACTACACTCCGAACAATAAAGAGATTGTAGATAATCAAAACTTGTATAGTATTACTTGGCGCGGATTTGATTGGAGAATAACGGACATCAGGGAATCTAATGATCGGATGAAGGTAACTTATACTTGTTACCGCAACGACCCGGAGACGCCAGTATGACAACTCAGAATAATCCTTATGTGTACGCGCAAGCAATTCAATATCAACTGGCGGCGATTGTTGACCCCGTTCCAGTCTATGCAAACTTTAATCGGAACTGGGCAACAGAAGAAAAGTTTATAACGTGGCAACTGCGGAACGTCCATCAGCCCGTGTACACTGGACAGACTCAGGATAACAAAGGAATAGATACGCCGATTTTTCAGACTTCGATATTTTGTAAGGCTATGGCAGACGCTTTTAATCTGGGCAACACGATACTGCAAGAATTGCACGGCTACAGTGGATTATTCGGTAGTCTGGCAGAAGGATTTTTTATTGCTAAAGCTGACGTACACTGGTTATACAATACCTATGATAACGAGTTAGGCATGAATCAAATTATACTAGATGTAAAAATGGACATTCCAACATCATCATAAGACAAAATTTCTTAAATCTTATTCAAAGGAATTATTATGGCACTGATTAATAAAATTTTACCCGGATACACAGCTACCCTCTGGATGCAAGTGGCGGCAACTCCAACCCCTTTTTCTATTGCTAATCTTTCAACGTGGACAGGTTGGGTGGAAGAATTGGTAGGCACGTCTGCTGGCGGTAACGGTTCTACAGGTATGGCGGTTCCTGTTGAGGCTGTACCTGCTTTTGGTTCTGATGATGCTGTAGCAGCGTACTCGGTCGCTGGCGCAAGAACTGGCGCGAAGGTCACCACGCAGAATCAAGTAACTTCATTAACAGTTACTTCTGCTTGGAATCCTGCTGACGTAGCACAACTGCAAATCCGTTCAGATGGATATGGCGGTACAGTTGTTCGCACCTATGTAGTAGCAGTCTATGACGGCACTGATACTGTCGCTTATGCCTTCAATGGTATGGTCGGTGGTTTGAAGTGGGATTTGCAGCCTAACGCTGAAAACAAGTTTGAGTTCACTATCCATCCTATTGGTGGGTTGAACTACGGCTGGTCTAACAACACCTAAGAGATGAGCCGCCCTTCGGGGCGGTTCTACAATATATGACAACAAATAATTCCGCAGCACTTCTCGAATACATAATTCATCAGGCTAACTCAGGCCAGAAAAATTGGTTTAGTCACCAGCAGCAGCGCATAGCTGGAATTCATCTAGCCTATGAGATAGCAAAGAACCACGCCGACACAATGACTCCGGAGGAGGTAGCAGATTACACAGTCGCTCTGAATAACGAAATCTATAAAAAGATAGTCGTTAAGGGTGAGTAATGGCTAACACCGCTAACACTACGGTAAAATTTACAGGCTTCAAAGAACTAAAAGATGTATTCCAAGAGTTATCGGACAACTTTGGCCCAAAAGATAATCAAGCGATACTTAAAAAGTCCGTAAGACAGGCTATGCTGCCCGTTCTCGCTCAGGCAATAGCATTAGTACCACGAGACACTGGCGCGCTGGCAGCGTCTCTACGGGTCGAATCTAGGCGTCCGACTGGAAAAGACAAGAGGTCGAAGTATATAAGCGAGACTGATACAGTAATTGGGCTGGTTACAACGGCTCCCGGAAAGAAGTTAGCAAAAACGAAATTTACTAATAGAAAGACTGGTGAAAAGCAGGTCGGAATAAAAAGTGATATGAGAGCAGCAGCGGTAGAGTTTGGGACAAAGAATATGGTAGGAACTCCATTTCTACGTCCAGCATTAGAAGGAGAAGCGGGAATTGTACTTAATCAGCTATCAGGATTAATAAAACAAAACTTAGAGAAATTTAAATCAAAGAAAATATAAAAGGATAAGACATGAATAAGCTAGAGAAAGCATTAGGTTCACAGTTCGTAAAGCATAAAGAAAGCGTAAGGACTCGCTCATTCACTATGGGCGGTCATACCTTTAAAGTTAAAGTACCGCTTACAAAAGAATTTGAGGAGATGCAGGTTCGGATGGAGTTGATAGATGATGAAATCATCGACATTTACTACCAAGATCTGATTAAAGATTTAGAAGAAGGCGAGAACTGTCACATTACTGAGGACGATGTTCTAGTAGACGGCAACTCTATGAAGGCGGCGGCAACGAATAAAAGAATACTGGAGCAACGTATTACAGAACTATTCCGACTGCTAGTACCAGAAGAAGCAGACTTTGATATGGCTAACATCACCTACCCTATGATAGATGAGTTATTCCCTCTGCCGATTCAGCTACAGGTGATTAAGAATATCAGCGAGACAGTCTCTCCCGGATACGAGGAAGCAAAGGGAAAATAACGGGGTCAGTCCGTAGGCAGGTAAAAGCGATGCTTACGGCTAATGGAACTGATCCTGATAGCATAGACGAAGAACGGTTCACCGATATTTGTATTATGTATGCCGACGGGCTTATCGGGAATCGTGGGATGTTAGAAGTGCTAGGATCATTGACTGGCGCGATATATAATTACATGAGGTCGGAAAATCAGACCGCTTTTAAACTACAAGACATCATACCGAAGGCGTATGAATATTTATACCCACCGCTGACGAAGGAACAAAAAGACGCAGCCGCTAATACGGCTTTGCAAAGTTATATGAGATCAGCACCGAACGCACCCAAGAAAATATTTAAGGGGTAGATGATGGGAATGTTAGCAAGACTTGGCGTAGTTCTGGGGCTGGACTCAGCAGAGTTTCAGAAGGGCATCGAGGGTGCTGATCGTAGCCTCGCAAAATTCGCTCATAATGCACAGCAAGCCGCGACGATAGCTAGTGCTGCCTTCGTTGCAATGACCTACAAAGCGTTATCTTACGGTGACGCTATCTCTGATACCGCCAAAGCCAATGAAGTCGCTGTAGCCTCTATACTAGCTCTTTCTAAGGGTCTAGCAGAAAATGGAGGGTCAGCCGATAACGCTGGCAAGTTCTTATCCTCGTTCTCATCTAAAGTAGGCGAAGCCGCACAGGGTTCACTAGGCGCGCAACAAGCCTTTGGTCGCTTGGGTGTTTCATTAAATGATCTAGCCAAACTAAGCCCAGATAAACTTTTCGACAAGACTTTATACGCTGTAGCAGCTATTCAAGACCCAATTATGAGGGCGGCTGCGGGGGTAGAAATGTTTAGTCGCGCAGGAAAAGGCGTAGACTTTGTAGGTTTGGTAAGCGGGACACAGGCAGCGCGAGATAAGTTTAAAACTTATGCGGCAGCAGTAGAAGAAGCCGGAAGATTAAATGATGCTTTCAGCGCAAAGACCAGTCAAATGATGTTGATGTTCACTAACGCGGTTATCCCTACGCTTGGGACGCTGTTCGATCACTGGAATAAAAATACTGCAGCGTCAAAATTCTTTTTTGAGAAATTAGAATGGTTTGTTAAACACGCGGCGATTGGAATAAATACTCTAGCATCAGCAGCCGCACAGCTAGGTGACACTATAGTATTTATGGGCGGGTCACTAGCAAAAGTATTGGCTGGAGATTTTAAGGGTATCGCTGCCGGATACGATATGCTGAAGGCGAAGAATCTTGAAACGTGGGCGGCGAATCAAAGATTGATGCAAGATATAATGCTTCCAGAAGGGAAGGCTCCCTCTGGTGTGGCTGGTACAGGAAGATCTGTAACCGCTGCAAAAGACCCAGACGCTGCAAAGGCTCTAGCCCTAGATCATCAGATCGGTCTAGCAGAAAGATTATCAGCGGAATACATGAGGCAGAATAAACTCGCTTTGGAACAGGTAACGACTCGCGCCGAGATAGCGGTATACGCGCAGCGCGAACAGAAAGTAAGGATGGATGTTCTTAATGTAGAACAACAACTTAGCAACCAAATCGCACAAGTAGAATTAAAGATTCTTGACGCTCGAATTATGGGCAATGAGAAGCTGGCGGTAGTCCTAGAGCAGCAGCGAAACATCATACAAGAACAGGGAAGGATGTACGTCGAGCAGACCGAATCAACGATCCGCAACATACAGTCCCAACAATATTCATTTACTTTTGGATGGGAAAAATCTTTTAATCAGTTCAATGATGACGCTCAGAACTATGCCAAGATGGGAGAGAACGCTTTTAGTATGTTTACCAATACTATTGGATCAGCGATAGATGAATTCGCAGCTAATGGAACTAAATCATTCGGCAAATTTACGCTAAGTATTATAGCTGACATAGCTAAAATGATCGCTAAGTTCTACGCTATGCAGCTTGCAATGATGGCGGTCGGGTTTATTACAAGTGCCTTTGGTGGGATGGGGAAGGGTGGCTCAATGAAGGGTGGTTTTATGCCTTCTGGGACTACTGGGGTTGGGTTTGCGGCAACAGGCGGGGAGATTGGTGGCCCTACGATAGTCGGGGAGAACGGCCCAGAATTATTCATTCCTTCTGGAAGGGGTAATGTTATTCCTAACAATAAGTTATCTGACTCTCTCAATCCTAGCACACAGCCGTCTGTTGTATATAATGGCCCGTACATCGCGCAAATGTCAGCCATAGACACTCAATCAGCACTTCAGTTCCTATCTAAAAACAAAATGGGCGTGTGGGCGGCGAATCAATCCGCGAACCGATCCGTTCCAGTGAACAGGTAAACTATGAGCCTTAATACGATCTTAATTAATAGCGAGTCGGTTGCAATTAACGATCATCGCTTTGTAGGTCAAGTGGTCAGCCGGAATCAGAGAATAGCGACCGCAGAGATTTTAACGGTCGTTCCTTTCGCGTTTGAGATGAAGCCGCATAACTATTTGAAATACAGTCAAAGCAGAGGGCTTCTTAACTCGTTACGGATACCAGATAAGTCACTAGAGCAATACTTGAATTTTGGCGTGACTGGATGGGTTAACTACATAGCATATCAGGGAGACATGAGTTCTGGTGCTATCGAAGTATGCGAGTGGCAGATTACATCAGCAGCAAAGGTTCTTGTACTTGGTTCGCTTCCTAGCATCGGAGCCGGACTCTATATAGTTAAAGCCGGAGACTTTTGTCAGGTCGGCAGATATTCTTACATAGCCACAGCAGACGTTGTTAGAGGCTCTGGGTCGACCGTAAACATTCCCGTCCACCGTAACCTAATCACAGAGCTTGTTAGCCCCGTGGCGGCGGTTATAGGGCAGTATGGAACAACGGTAGCAATGGGCGGAGATTCTTATACGGGCTGCACCTTCCCAGTTATCCTTCGGGACTACCCCGCTTACACCCTCATTCCGATGCAGAATGATTCGTTTATAAGTTGGCAGGGAACATTCAAAGCGTTCGAGGCGGTCCTATGAATGTTATTCCACCAGTTGACGGCACCAATAACATTCGCTATGCAGACTTTCTCAGGATCACAACGCCAGAGGAGGTTTTTTTAATATCTTCAGCCCCGTCGACACTTACCATTCCAGAAGTAGACGCACAACCATTCTCTGGGTTAGGGGTATTAGTAAAAGCGGGAGATGCGATTAGAGACATAAAATCTACTGCCAACGAAACTATATTCTCTTTTGTTGGAATTGATACGGCGTTTTTAGGCTTTGTATTAAGTAAGAATATAAAGGGTTCGCAGATCGAGGCGTGGAAAGGTTTTTTCGGGACTGATGGGGTGCTACTCACCGATGGCGGTACTGGTGGGCTATATCAATATTTTAACGGATATATAACTTCATTCTCTATCTCGGAAGAATGGCTAGAAGAAGCCAGATCTTATGTTGGCGTTATAACGGTATCAGCCTCATCAATTCAAATGATTTTGCAGAATAGAACGGCTGGAAGATATACGAATGACAACGCTTGGCAATTTTTTGCTCCGGGTGACACAAGCATGAATAGAGTGGCCTTCATAAGCACTATTAATTATAACTTTGGAAAAGATGCTTTAGCTTCATCGTGATAAGAAAATCTAATAAATTTGATAAAGCCGACGTCATTGAAATGATGAGAATGTTCAAGACGGAAAGCGACATTGACTTCCTTAGAGCATTAGAAAATCCAGACTGGTGGAGTCAGTTATTTGATAGCATTAATTCTGGACTAGGGGTAATTTTTATAGAGCCGGGGAAGGGGCTGATAATAGGTATGATAGTTCCCTCTTTGTGGTGTAACAAAACGTTTGGACTACATGAATTGGCGTGGTATGTGAAGCCGGAATATAGGAAGTCTACGGTAGGATATAGGCTTTTTAAAGAATTCGTGAACTACGGAAACCAATTAAAAGACGCAGGCAGAATAACTTTTTTTGTAATGGGCAAGCTGCATAACAGCCCTAATTTGAATTATAAAAAATATGGTTTTAAGAAAATGGAAGAAACGTGGATAAAAGAACTTTCATAAATAAAAGAACTTGGGTAATTTTCGTCGGGATAAGTACGATGACATTCACAAGTCAGGCTTATGCTTTCGTTGCTACGCTAACAGCCTTTCTTGTCACAGCGTTAACTATATCGCTTGCTACAGCCCAAGTCTTAGCTGTTGCGATCAGTATGGTTGTATCAATGGCTATATCTTTTGCAGTCTCAGCGGTTATAGGTGGCCCTAATGCTCCCGGTGGTGGTGGTGGTGCGGAGCAGCGCGATCCGGGCAACAGGACCCAGATACCTCCGGCTACATCTAATAAACTCCCTGTTGTCTATGGCGATTCGTGGATTGGTGGAACTGTAATAGATTTAAGCATAACCGATAACGATCAGAAATTATATTACGTTTTAGCTTTGAGCGAGGTTACGAATACTAACCCCGGTCAGACTGCCGATACAATTACTTTCGGGGATATTTACTACTCAGGAAAGAAATGCGTATTTGATGCGACAAAAAAATATCAGGTTAACTCTCTGTTAGATGAGTCCACGGGAGAATCCGAGACGAATGTGAAAGGTAAAATTAATATATATCTCTATAGCAACGGCTCAAATACGCCAACGAATTCAGACCAGTCCGCAGTTCAAATAATGTCGAATAGTAAGTTAATCTACAAGTGGGACGGAACAAAGCTAATGACCAATTGCGCGTTCGCAATTCTTGTCCTTACTTATAGCGTCACCGCGAATATCCGAGGCTTGGCCCCGACTAGGTTCCAAGTAAAAAATAGTAGACACAAGCCGGGAGAATGTTTCTCAGACTTCTTGACCAACACTCGATATGGCGCGGCAATCCCTTCAACTCAGATTGACACTGCAAGCCTTACGGCACTAGACGTTTATTCGGACGAGTCATTCACCTATACAGATTATGATGGGGTGACAACAACTCAGACTAGATTTAGGTTTGATGGGGCGGTAGACGCGGCTCGGACTATCATGAGTACGCTACAGAACATGACCTCTAGCTGCGATTGCTTATTAAGATATGATGAGGTAACGGCTAAGTGGGGCGTGATCGTCCAGAAGCCCACATACACCGTAGCAATGGCTATAAATGATAGCAATATTATATCCTCGATACAGGTAACGCCTATTGACCTATCTAATTCATTCAATATTGCCGAGGTCAAGTTCCCCGACAAGTCTAATCAAGATGCGTTTAATACTTCAACTTTTGATCTAGCCCAAATTGATCCGGCACTTTTATTCCCTAATGAGCCAATCAATAAGCAATCAATAACAGTTCCGTTCTGTAACAATAATGTACGCGCACAATATCTAGCTAACCGATTCTTAAAGGCTTCGCGGGAGGATTTGCAGGTCACTTGTTCTGTTGGGTTTGATGGACTCCAATTAGAAGCTGGTGATGTAATGACATTAACCAACGCTAATTATGGATGGGTAGATAAACTATTCAGAACTAACAAAGTATCTCAGACCTTTAAAGATGATGGGGCGATTGTAGTAAATCTGCTGC